GGTTAAACGACTTCAGTTTGCGGGTTTTTATAGAGATATTGATCTTGAGACTCCCAGTGGAGCTTTGGATGAAGTAGAGAAGAAAATTGCGGAAAAGATGGGCTTTAGAGCTACATCGGATGACCGCTACAAGTTATTAGAGATGCATGTAGACCTTGACTTGCCTGGTTATGAAGATGAAGAAGATGGAGAAAAGACAGGTATTGCTCTTCCTTATGTTGTAACGATTGAGAAAGGCACACAGAAGGTCTTGTCCATCCGTAGAAATTGGAGACCAGAAGATGAAACCAAACAAAAAAGGCAGCACTTTGTACATTATGGCTATGTGCCTGGTTTTGGTTTTTATTGCTTCGGGCTTATTCATTTGGTTGGCGCCTTTGCTAAGTCGGGTACTTCTCTTATCAGACAGCTCGTTGACGCAGGAACTTTATCGAATTTGCCAGGTGGCTTTAAGACCCGTGGATTGCGTGTTAAAGGCGACGACACCCCAATAAGTCCAGGAGAGTTCCGTGACGTTGACGTACCTAGCGGAGCAATCAAAGACAACTTAATGACCTTGCCATACAAGGAACCGAGCCAAGTTTTATACAGCTTACTTGGAACCATTGTTGAAGAAGGCAGACGCTTTGCATCGGCAGGGGATATGAAGATCAGTGATATGAGCGCACAGGCTCCTGTGGGGACGACTCTGGCAATTTTGGAGAGAACCCTGAAGGTGATGAGTGCGGTTCAGTCAAGAGTCCACTATTCGATGAAACAAGAGTTGCGGTTGTTAAAAGAAATAATCCGTGACTACACACCTGACGAGTACAGCTATGTTCCAGAAGAGGGTACGCCCAGAGCCAAGAAAGCGGACTATGACATGGTGGACGTTATTCCAGTCAGTGATCCAAATGCAGCTACGATGGCGCAAAAGATTGTTCAGTACCAAGCAGTTCTCCAGTTGGCACAAGGGGCGCCGCAGATTTATAACCTGCCACAGTTACACCGCCAGATGCTCGACGTCCTCGGCATTAGGAATGCTCAAAAACTTATACCGTTACAGGAAGACCAGAAACCGCGTGATCCGATTTCGGAGAACATGGGGGCGTTGAACGGTAAGCCTCTCAAAGCTTTTGCGTATCAAGACCACGATGCGCATTTGCTAGCTCACAATAGCTTCTTGCAAGACCCGATGACTCAACAAGTAATTGGGCAGAATCCCATGGCGCAGCAGATCGCGGCGTCATTGCAGGCTCACATTGCGGAGCATTTTGGCTTTAAGTACCGTCAACAGATTGAGCAGCAAGTTGGTGGACCAATACCTTACCTCAACGACGACGAAGAGACTATGCCTCAAGAGTACGAGATTCAGTTGTCTAGGTTGGTGGCTCAGGCGTCTCAACAGTTGTTACAACAGAACCAGGCTGCTGCGGCGCAACAACAAGCTCAGCAACAGATGCAAGATCCGATTATCCAGATGCAGATGCAAGAACTTGAGCTTAAGGCGAAGGAACTTGACCGCAAGATACAGAAAGATCAGGCTGACGTTGCCTTAAGACAAGAGCAGTTAAGCATTGACCGTGAGCGAGTTGAGATCCAAGGCGAGCTAGAAGGTACTAAGTTAGGTGCCAAGATTGCCAAGGATAAAGATGATCTTGATCGCAAAGAGCAGATGGAGGGTACACGGATGGGCATTGATATGGCGCATAAGAAAGACCAGATTGACACCCAGAAAGGGCAGATAGCTGCACAGCTAATAGCTGCTCAAATAAATGCTTCTAGACAAAAAAAGGATAACAAATGACAGGGTTAGAACTAATTGCTAAACAGATAGACGATAAGGTTGAGCAATTAAAAGAATCGGTAGTTATAGGTAATTTAGATCACGTTCAGTATCAAAAACTTTGCGGAGAGATTAGAGGTCTGCTTACCGCACGGGGTTACGTATTAGACCTCAAAGACAAATTGGAGAACACGGATGAGTGAAACGTTAGACTTAAATAAGGCGGTGGATTTAGCGCAGCTGCTTGATAAGTCAAGTGAAGAAAAGGCAACACAACTACCTAAACCTTCTGGGTATCGCATTTTATGTGCTATTCCTGAGGTTGATAAGGAGCATGACGGAGGGATTTTAAAAGCAGACGAGACCCTACGATATGACGAACTTTTGACAACGGTGTTGTTTGTAGTAGATCTAGGTCCAGATTGCTATAAGGATCCAGTACGGTTCCCAACGGGAGCTTGGTGTAAAAAGGGTGATTTTGTCCTTGTTAGACCGAATGCTGGTACTCGATTAGTAATTCATGGGCGGGAGTTTCGCATCATTAATGATGACTCCGTAGAAGGTGTAGTTGACGATCCACGTGGCATTAAACGTAAATAAGGAGCTGACGATATGGAAAATTACAAATTTCCTGATGAAATAGATGAAGTAAAAGACGAGGGTAAACCCGTAGAAGAAGTAGAATCTAAGGGTAAACCAGTAGAAGAGGAAGACAAAATTGAAATTGAGATTGAAGATGACACTCCTATTGAAGATAGAGGGCGTAGAACTTCAAAACCTGAATTTGTTGAAAAAGTCGAAAAAGACGAGTTAGACCTTTATTCTCAAGAAGCCAGAAGCAAAATTGATGCTTTTAGGAAGTTTTATCACGACGAACGTAGGGAGAAAGAAAAAGCCTTACGAGAACAACAAGAAGCTATTCAAGTAGCTAAAAACCTCTACGAAGAGATAAAACAGCTTAAAGGTAGAGTCAATTCTAGTGACGAAGCGGCAGTTAACTCCTTTAAAACGAGTGCTGAGCAAGAACTAGCAATGGCTAAAAAGGAATATAGAGAAGCCTATGACGCTGGAGATTCAGAAAAATTAGTCGAAGCACAGGATAAATTAACCTCTGCCAAGATGAAAATTGATAAAGCTTCTAGCTACGCTGAAAATATAAATCAGCGAAGGGCTTTACAAGAGCAAGAAAATAAAGTAAAAATACCACAACAGACGGAAGCAGCGCCTGTCCGTGACCAAAAAGCTTCGGCTTGGCAAGAGCGTAACTCTTGGTTTGGTCAAGATGACGAAATGACAAGCCTAGCCTTAGGGCTTCACGAGAAGCTTGTCAAAGAAAACGGGCTAGCATATGCGACTACTGACGAGTACTACAAGCGCATAGACGAAACTATGCGTAGGCGTTTCCCTGAGAATTTCGAGGGGGAGAAAGTTGACGATGAAAAAAGTACACCTCGGTTAAAACCGAGTACGGTAGTTGCACCTGCGAGTCGAAGTACATCTTCTAAGAAAATCAAGCTAAATACGTCCCAGCTTGCGATAGCGAAGAAGTTAGGTTTGACCCCAGAGCAATATGCCCGTGAACTTATAAAAATGGAGGCCTAATATGGCTAACAACAGAATTACTCGTGAAGTAGATACCAGAGAAATCAGTGAGCGTCCTAAGCAGTGGGCGCCAGCGGAGCTTCTCCCTGAGCCAGATAAACAGGCTGGGTATAAGTATCGTTGGATTCGTACTTCAACGCTAAATCAGGCGGACCCCCGCAATCTCTCTGGGAAACTAAGAGAAGGTTGGGAGCCTGTGGCACTTGAAGAACAACCCAAATTCCAACTGCTAGTTGATCCCAATAGTCGCTTTAAGGACAACATTGAGATTGGCGGATTGTTGCTTTGCAAAACTCCAGAAGAGTTCGTTGAACAACGTAATAAACATTACCGAATTCAAGCCGAAAGTCAGATGGACGCTGTGGACAATAATCTTATGCGCCAGAATGATCCAAGGATGCCTCTCTTTAATGAGAAGAAATCTACGGTGACTTTTGGAAAAGGTAACTAAACTTAATTAGGAGTTTTAAATGGCTTATCCTACCGTATCAGGACCCTATGGGTTCAGACCGATCAATTTGATCGGTGGTCAGGTATTTGCTGGTCAAACTCGTTCAATTCCCATCATTTCAGGTTCTACAACCGCCATTTTCTTTGGTGATGTTGTACGTCTGAACACCGATGGTGCTTTGAGCCGTGTTTCAACCACAGCTACCGCAACCGATGCCGTTGGTATTTTTATGGGTTGTCAGTTCACAAACCCAACTACCAAACAGTTGCTACAACAGCAATTCTATCCAGGCGCTATTACCGCTTCGGATATTACTGCGTTTGTAGCTGACGATCCAGATGGACTTTTCAAAGTAGCAGTATTGTCAGACGCAACCACCATTGGTGGCTTAGTTCAGACTGACGTTGGTAACAACGTATCAATCTTGACAACCGCTGGCTCTACAACTTCTGGTGATTCAAACGAAGGCGTTTTAAACAGTACCAGCTCGTCAACAACCACTCTTCCATTCCGTATTATTGCGGGTGTACCAGAGACTGTTAATGCGCTTGGATCTTTCACTGAGGTAATCGTCAAGTTCAACTTTGGCGTACATACCTATTACAGTGCAACCCCTGTTGCAACTGCAGCTTAAGGAGCAATTAAATGGCTATTTCACGTGCACAACTACTGAAAGAGTTGCTCCCAGGTCTGAACGCATTGTTTGGTCTTGAGTACGCAACATATGGTGAACAACACAAAGAGATCTACGATACTGAGACCTCTGAGCGTTCGTTTGAAGAAGAAACAAAACTGTCTGGCTTCTCTGCTGCACCAGTCAAAAACGAGGGTTCTGCCATCGCTTATGACAATGCACAAGAGGCTTTCACAGCTCGTTATAACCACGAAACCATCGCCCTTGGCTTCTCCCTAACGGAAGAGGCAATCGAGGACAACTTGTATGACAGCTTATCGGCTCGTTATACCAAGGCTTTGGCTCGTGCTATGGCGTACACCAAGCAGGTTAAAGCTGCTGCTGTGTTAAACAACGGTTTCACTAACTCTGCCGTTTATTACGGTGGTGACGGTGTACCTTTGTTCTCGACATCGCACCCATTGGTTTCTGGTGGTGTAAACAGCAACACTCAGTCTACTCCTGCTGATTTGAACGAGACTTCCTTGGAAGCCGCCGTTATTCAGATCGCTGCATGGACAGATGAGCGTAGTTTGTTAATCGCTGCTAAACCTAAGAAGTTAATCGTTCCACCTGCACTCCAGTTCGTTGCTACCCGTCTCTTAGAGACTCAGCTTCGTGTTGGTACCGCAGACAACGACATTAACGCTATCGTAAACAATGGTTCGATCCCAGAAGGTTATTCAGTAAATAACTACCTGACCGATCCAAATGCTTACTTCCTCTGTACTGATGTTCCAAATGGTATGAAGCATTTCGTTCGTACTCCTTTGAGCAACAGCATGGACGGTGACTTCGATACTGGTAACGTCCGTTACAAGTCTCGTGAGCGTTACAGCTTTGGCTGGTCTGATCCCCTCGGTATGTGGGGTTCTGCTGGAGCCTAATTAGGCTAATAAAAAGGGGAGCCAAAAACTCCCCTTTTTTTATTTGTTTGTAGTAAGATTATTAAAACTGGGAAAAACCAGCTTATTAGACTGCCCCAGCAGACGCATACAAGACTAATAAGCTTAACTCTGTATGGAGAATTATTATGGCACGTACTACCTTTTCGGGTCCAGTGGCATCCGACAACGGCTTTATCACTGATATTACCAATACCTCAACAGGTTCATCGGCATTCAATGCTAGTACTACTTCTGTCACAATGACGGGTGTTGGCGGCACGGGTGGACGTACCTTGTTTGAGATGGATACCAACGTAGCTTTGGGTTCGTTTTCTAACGCCCTAAAAGCCCAAGTTACCTATGGTGCTACAGGTCGCACGACTGGTTTAGGTTCAGCTTTTGTTGCTGAATTAACACTATCGGCTGGCACTTCTTCAGGTACTTATGCTCCTATTGAAATTGAACTTAATGCCCCAGCAAGTGCATCAACTGGAACCCTTACGAGCTTTATCCACGCATCAACCCAAGGCGCTAACGTAGCTGCGGTTGACGATAATGCCGTGTTCTTTAATCTTCAGGGTGTAACAGCAGGTTCTGGACACATTTTCCAAACTGGTACAACGCTTGGAACTGCAGGAGCTACTATTAAGGTTAGGGTTGGTAATACTAATTTCTTCTTGCCCCTTTACGCTACTCAGATCACCTAATGGCTGTGCTAGATAAAGAATACCTGTTGGATTTGAGAAATCAGGCACTTGAGCAACGGCAAAAGTACTCAGATCTTATTCAACAGGCTAACGGAGCAATTGCAATGGTGGACGTTTTGTTGACTGAACTAGATCGACAAGACCCACCAGCAGAACATAAAGAGGATTAATTATGGGTATGCAATATGACGTAAAGTCAGCACACACAAGCGCATCAGGTGTGGCGGTAGGGTATAGAACTCGCTTAAAAGGGGTTCTTATGTCCCCTTCTGCGTCTACAACAGTTAATTCTGTTTTTGCCGATAACTTAAGTGTGTCTGGGACTTATGATGTTCCAGGAAGCACTGTTTGTACCGTGACTATTAATAATCATGGGTTAGCAAACGGGGATAGGGTTTATTTAAACTTTACCTCTGGATCTGCTGCTGATGGTCCATATGATGTATCTAACGTTGGTACAAACACATTTACAGTTACAGTGGCTTCAGCAACAACCAACGGAAATGTAACGATGTACGCAAGTATTTTGGTTGAGCTTGATTGTTCTTCTGCTACGGCTTTTTATACACTGATTCCAGGCGAAGGTATTTTAGCTACAAACGGTATTTATGTTGGTTTACCTGCTTCTGTAACAAGTACGCTGTTTTACGGATGACACTATGCAGCAATATGACGTTAAATCGTATCATGCTTCAGCATCTGGCACTGCCACCACAGAGTCTGTTCGTCTAAAAAATGTAACAGTTACTAGTGGTACGGTATCGGCAAGAAATATGGCGGTTGCAGATCCAGCAGTTTCAAAGTCAGGGACTTGGAGCAGGACTGGAACAACGGTTACGGTAACAATTAACGGCAATGGTTTGGTAAATGGTCAGCGGGTGTTTTTGGATGTTGCTGCTGGAACCACTATGCGTGATGGTGTGTACGAAGTATCTAATGTAACAACTAATACTTTTACAGTAACTTCCGCTACATCTGGATCTGCAACGGGTACAGTAACAATGTACACAAATATTTATGTTGAACTTGATACATTTAATACAGTAGGTTTACCTGTTAAGATTCCAGGCGAAGGTATTTACTGCCCTAACGGTATTTATGTTGGGGTTGGCTCAAGCGTAACAGCAACGGTGATATATGGATAATCCAACGCAAGCTCAAGGTTCTTTTAATTTAGTAGGTAGGAAGGTCATGCTTGGTCTTCCTGCTTATGACTTTAAAGTTTCGGTCAAACTGGCTATTGCTATGGCTCAATTTGCTGTAGAAGCTCCTAAGCACGGAATTGATATTCAGATTTGCAACATCTCTGGATGCTCCGTTGTGTCTCGTGTTAGAAACCTTATTGCTAAAGACTTCCTAGCCTCAGACTGCACGGACTTAATGTTTATTGATTCGGACATTACTTTTAACCCACAAGACATCTTCCGTCTAATGGCGTGGAATACTGACCCTAAGAAGG